GTCGTTTATACCTGACCGCAGTTCAAACTTTTCTATGTAGGCTAGTTGTTAGCACATTCTACGCGGTGTTGAGGGAGTTTTATTATGGCTAATCCTGCTAAACCTGTTGAGCAAAAAAGGTTGTTGGGTAATCCCGGTAATCGGCCTATTCCTAAGGAGGGGTCGTTGATGGTTGTTGAGGGGGGTCGTGTTGACCCTATTCGCCCTTTGGAGTGGGCTGGTCAGCAGATGTGGGATTCTGTTTTTAATAGGGGTGAGTTGTGGGTTAGTTCTCGTACTGATGTTCAGTTGTTGCAGTTGTTGTGTGAGCAACTTGACCGTAAGGTTCGTTTGGAGTCTTACATTATGGAGCATCCTGATGAGTGGCATATGTTTAAGCAGTTGAATGACTTGGAGCGTATGATTTCGTCTAACTTGTCGTTGCTTGGGTTTACGCCGTCTGACCGCACGAGGCTCGGTTTGGCTGAGGTTAAGCGTCAGTCGAAGTTGGAGGCTTTGATTGCAAAGCGTAGCGAATAACTGGAATCCTCGTTGGTTGACTCCTGTTGCTGCTGATGCTGTTGAGTTTGGGGCTGGTGACGAGGTTGCTGAGTTTATTGATACTTTTGGTGTGATTACTAAGGATACGATTGCGGGTTCGGCTGGTTCGCCGTTGCGGTTGAGGGGTTGGCAGCGTGAGTTGTTGCGTCACGCTTTTGCGCGTGATGAGAATGGGTTTATTCATTCTGTGAACTTGGTGGGTATGCCTCGTAAGAATGGTAAGTCGGCTCTTGCGTCTGGTGTGGCTTTGTGGGGTTTGTTGGCTGGTGCTAGGGGTGGTGAGATTTATTCTTGTGCTGCTGATAAAGACCAAGCGCGTATTGTGTTTCGTGACGCGAAGATGATGATTGAGGCTGAGCCTGAGTTGTCTGAGGTTGTGAAACTGTATAAGGATGCGATTGAAGTTCCCTCTACGGGTTCTGTGTATCGTGTTTTGTCTGCGGAGGCGTTTTCGAAAGAGGGTTTGTCACCGACTCTTGTTTTGTTTGATGAGTTGCACGCGCAACCTAATCGTGAGTTGTTTGATGTTATGTCTTTGGCGGGTGGTGCGCGTGGTGGTATTTCGGCGGGCATTTTTGCTATTACGACTGCTGGTGTGAAAGTTGATTCGACTGGTCAGGATTCGATTGCGTATAACTTGTATCAATATGGGCAAAAGGTTGCTCGTGGTGAGATTATTGACCCCTCGTTTTTTATGGCGTGGTGGGAAGCACCTCAGGAGGCTGACCATAGGTTAGAGCAGACTTGGCGTGAGGCTAATCCGGGGTTTGATGATATTTGTGTTGGTTCGGATTTTGTTTCGGCTGTTCGCCGTACTCCTGAGCCTGAGTTCCGCACGAAGCGTTGTAATCAGTGGGTTTCGTCTGCTACTTCGTGGTTGCCTACGGGTGCTTGGGATGCGTTACAAGTTGAGCGCGAGTTGACTGATGATGATGAAATCATTTTGGGTTTTGATGGTTCGTTTAGTGGTGACACTACGGTTATTGTTGGCACGGTTATCCCTAAGTCTGAGGATGAGAAGCCTCACATTTTTATGGTTAAGGCTTGGGAGAAGAATGATAATGATGCTGATGATTGGCGTGTGAACATTCAGGATGTGGAAGCGGAGATAGCGGAGTTTTGTCGCACTCATAAGGTTCGTGAGGTTGCTTGTGACCCGTATCGTTGGCAACGCTCTATGGAAGTGCTGGCCGATGCGGGTATCCCTATTGTTGAGTATCCGTCAACTTCTGCCCGCCGTATGGTCACTGCTTGTGCGAAGTTTTACGATTATGTGTCTGAGAAGCGTTTGACGCACGATGGCGACCCGCTGCTTGCCCGCCATTTGTCTAATGCTGTGGTGAAAACAGATAACTTGGGTGTGCGTATTGTGAAAGAGAATCGTGCTTCGCTTAGACGCATTGACGCGGCTGTTGCAGGGGTCATCGGTTTTGACCGTGCGGTGAGTAGTAAACTTGAAGAAGAACTGACCCCAGTTTTCTATTCTTTTTAGGTGGTTTTGTGTTACCTACGCTGCTGCAAATCCTCGGTATCTTGGTTATCTCGCTTGGTTTGGGTCTTATTTGGCTTCCTATTGGTGTAATCGCTTTGGGTGTCGGTGTTGTTTTGTTTGGTTTGGCTTGGGAAAGAGTGACGGATGCTCAATCGCCTCGTGAGTAATAACGGTGAGAGCCGTGCAATCTCATTCCAGAGTATTTGGGGTGCTGGTGACTCTCTAGCGTGGCAGTCGCAGTCGGGTGCTAATGTCACCCCTGATTCTTCGCTGACTATTGCCGCTTTTTATGGCGGTGTTTCGCTTATCAGCAACGCCATTTCGACTTTGCCTATGGATTGCTATGTTCGTAAGAACGGTCAGCGTATTCCTGTGCGCCCGAAGCCTGAATGGGTGGATAAGCCTGACCTTGACATTTCGGGTTCGTCACATTGGCAGCAGGTGGTTATTTCGTTGCTGATTTGGGGCAATTCTTACACTCGTGTTTTCCGTGACAAAAAGGGAAACATTGTCAACCTGATTGCTCTTGACCCGACTCTTGTTGATGTTGTGCGTGGCAAGAATGGTCGCAAAATCTTTAAGTATCAGGGTGAGAACGATAAGCCTCTTACTTCTGATGAGGTTGTTCACATTACCGATATGTTGATGCCGGGTGCTATCAAGGGTAAGGGTCGTGTTGAGGCTCTAAAGGAAAACTTTGGTTTGGCTGTGGCTTTGGAGTCGTTCGCTGCCCGCTTCTTTGGTGGCGGTGTGCAGACTTCCGGCATTATCGAGTTCCCGGGCAACTTGTCCAAAGAACAAGCCAAGCAAATCGCTGAGGGTTTTGATAGCCGTCACCGTGGCTACCGTCAGGCACACCGCACTGGTGTTCTAGCCGGTGGTGCAACCTACAAGCAAACCAGCACCCCTAATGATGCTAACCAGTTCTTGCAGTCGCGTGAATACGCTGTGTTGGATGTTTGCCGTGTGTTGCAGATTCCACCACATATGTTGGGTATCACTAATGGTTCTCAGGCTCGTGCTTCGGTGGAGCAGTTGGCCATTGACTTCACTACTCACGCTTTGCGCCCGATTGTGGAGAAGATTGAACGCGCGTACAGCGACTTGTTGCCTAATCAAGCGTTTATCAAGTTCAACCTTGATGCTCTTATTCGCGCAGATTTCTTGACCCGTATGCAGGGTTTCTCGATTGCTACTCAGGGCGGTTGGATGTCTATTAACGACATTCACCGTTTGGAGGACAACCCGCCTATTGAGGGCGGTGACGCTTACCGTGTTCCACTAGCAAATGTGAACATTAACGCTGCTGACCTTGTTGCTGATGAGAAAAAGGTTGGTATGTTGCAGAAACTTATTGCTTCTGGTTTCCAGCCCGAAGAAGCGTTGGCGGCTCTTGGTTTGCCAACTATCGCTCACACAGGCGTTCCTGTCAACGCTTTGCAGTCTGTATCGAGCATTGACCCTAATAACCCTGCCTCTGTGTATCAGGTTGACTAAAATTTAGTTAGGAATCGGAGAAATATGTTGACTGATGATGCTCCTATGGAGTTCACTAAGGCTGGTTTGATTACTCGCCTTAGCGACTTGCTTGGTGATGTGGTTTCGTTTAAGTTTTTGGCTCACGGAGCGCACTGGAATGTTCGTGGCATTGATTTTGCTTCCGCTCACGAGTTTTTTGGTGAGATTTATGAGGATGCTGACGGTTCGATAGACCCGATTGCTGAGAACATTCGCAAACTTGGCGGCGATGCCCCGTTTATGTTGGCTCAGTTCATTGAGGGTGACGAACCAATGCTGTCGGCGTTTGACTCTGTGTCGTGCGCCCAGGCTGTTTACCGTGGCAACGCTGATGTGCTGGAGTGCATTGTGAACTCTATTGCTGTTGCTAACGAACTTGGTGAGCAGGGCATTGTGAACTATCTTGCTGAGCGTCAGGATATGCATCAAAAGTGGGAATGGCAGTTGCGTTCTATGATTGGTGACGCTTTTGCTGACGCTAATGCTGTTGATGTTGAGGCTCTAGCCGAAGTTGATGAAGATTTGGCTGATTCGGCTGATATGGCTGAGGATGTTGAGCAGAATTCGAGCAAAATGCGTTGGGCTAAGGCTGCACAGATGATTGTGCGCCGTCTAGAGCCTACTCAGGAGGTTCGCACCCCTGAGAACCGTGATAAGAAGTTCGAAACTCGTATTTCTCACGGTGAGATTGAACTGCGCGAGGTGCAGGGAAGCAACGGTATGACTTTTGAGGGGTATGCCGCTGTTTTCAATAGCCCATCGCAGCCTATCGGTGGGCAGTTTACCGAATATGTCGCGCCGGGTGCGTTTAAGCGTAGTTTGCAGGCGCGTAATGACATTAAACTGCTGTGGAATCACGACACTGGACAGGTTCTTGGTAGCACCCGCGCAGGTACTTTGACTCTTATGGAGGATGCTCGCGGTCTTAAGGCTGTTGCGCAGTTGCCTGATACTCAGTTGGGTCGTGATACTGCTGTCCTACTAAAGCGCGGCGATGTGGCCAATATGTCGTTTGGGTTTACTGTGCCTAAGAATGGTGATTCTTGGTCGCAGGATTATTCTCAGCGCACTTTGAACTCGGTGCGTTTGCACGAGGTATCAATTGTGAGTTTTCCGGCCTACGAGGCTACTTCTGCCCAGGTTCGTAGCATTGATACTAATGTTTTGGCTGATTCTTTGTTCAAGTTGGAGCAGGGAGAGAACTTGTCTGCTGATGAGGCTTCTTTGGTGAAGTCTGTGGTGGATAAGTTGGTTGAGGATGTTCAGAAAGAGCCTGTGGCTAACATTTTGGACTTGAAACAGAAGAAACTTGAACTTTTGGCGAAAAGGATTTGACATTGGCCACTAAAGATGAAATACTAAATGCAGTTCAGATTGTTGATGAGTTTGCGGGCAAGCCCAGTGTTGGTTTTGTTCGTGAAACTCTTGATAGTTTGGCTGAATCGGTTACAAAAGTTGCGGAAATTTCAACTGTTGTAGTAGATTCGACTAAGACAACTAAAAAGACTTCCGATACCACCACTGATGTTGGTTCGGATTCACCAGCAGCCTGATTTCCCCCCGTGACGGCTGTTGTGTTTATGGAGTAGCCTGATTTTCCCCCTAGTGACGGCTACTTACACCCCGCAGGTTAAACCTTTCCCTGCGGGGTTTTCCATTACCTGTATTTTGGCTATTAGACTTAATTTGTTGGTATTGCGTCAACGCGAGCCATAACCTATACTGCGTCAGCGCGGTAGGTGACAACATTACCCCTACTTTTAAGGAAACCAATGTCTGAATTTCTAAAGGCACAGGTTGAGGAACGCCAGAAGTTGTGGCACGAGGCTAAGGCTGTTATCGAAACTGCTGAGGCTGAGGGTCGCTCCCTTTCGGGCGAGGAGGAACAGAAGTTCCAGAACCTCAACACTGAACTTGACCGCCGCGCAGCATTTATTGAGGATGCTCGCAAGGTAGCAGAGCGCGAAGAGCGTTTCGCTGCCGCCGCTGAATCGTTCACCATTCCAACCAGTTCCGCATCGAGCATTGAGGCTGACATTCGCGCCCTGGCTCGTGGCGAGAAGCGTGGTTTGGAGTTTGGTCACGAAAAGCGTGCGCTTGCTCCAGCAACTACTGGTGCGCCAATCCCAACCTCGTTCTATGACGAGATTATTATGAAGGCTCAGTTTGTCGGCCCAATGCTGACCACTTCGAAGTTGCTTCGCACTTCTTCGGGTGAGCCTCTCCAGATTCCATCGGTAGCAACCTACTCGACTGGTACTCTGACCGCTGCCGGTTCGGTTCTTCCTGACACCGACCCTACCCTCAACGCTTTTAAGACTTTGCAGTCTTGGAAGTACGGTGGTTTGGTTCGCGTTGCTCGTGAACTTATCGAGGATTCGGCTGTGGACTTGCAGGGATTCCTGTCGGAGCAGATTGGTATTGGTATGGGTCAGACCATCAACGCCGTTCTCACCAACGGAACTGGTACGACTCAGCCATTCGGTATCGCTCAGACCGCCTCGACCGCTATCACTGGTGGAACTGGTGTTTCGGGTGCGTTTACCGCTGACAACATCATTGACCTCGTATTCTCGCTCGACAGCGTTGCTCGCCGTGCGCCGGGTGCAGGCTTTATGATGAACCGCGCTGGTATTGCTAACGCTCGTAAGTTGAAAGACGGTTACGGCCGTTATATCTTCGAGCCAAGCCTGTCGGCTGACAAGCAGGACTTGCTCCTTGGTTACAACCTGTGGGAGAACCCTGACTTGGCTGCGCCAGCCACGAGTGCTGCTTCGGTACTGTTCGGCGACCTCGGTTCGTACTTCGTGCGTGAGGTTGGCGGAATCCGTCTTGACACTTCTGCTGACTTCGCTTTTGCGAACGACCAGATTGTGTTCCGTTGGACTTGGCGTGGAGATGGAAACCTCATCCAGACTTCCCACGTCAAGAAGTTTACTGGTGGTGCTAGTTAATAACTAGCCACTAGTTAAAGATTCCCCCTAGAGAAATTGCGTAGGATTTCTCTAGGGGGTTTTCTTTTGCCAGATTCGCCATTCCATAATGGTTTTATCTTGTCGGCTTCTATTGCAACCACGGCAAGCAGAAATAAGATTTCCTATACCGTGACTTCCTCCTCTTGCAATAGGAATAATGTGGTCTATCTCAATTAAATCGTTATTACCGCAATAAAAACAAGGTGAATTTTTAAGTTTTTTGAGTTCTTTAGAACTTACATAATAAATAGAGTTATTTTTTATTTTGGCTCGCCTTGCGCGTTGGTAAAACGCCATAAGTTCTTTATTTTCGCTGCGCCATTTACGACCTAACTCAGCGGCTTGTTTATCATAAGGTTTGCGATGTGTTTTAGCATAAACCAATCGTTTTTCTTTATGCTTAACATAATTTGCTTTATTAGCAATTTTTGATTTTTGTAAATCGTTTTTATATTTTTGACGCTTTGTTTTTGCGATACAGGTTCTGCATTGAGAAGTTTTACCGTCAGCGTGACTTTTATGATTCGTAAACTCATCAAAAGTCTTTATTTGCTTGCATTTACTACAAGTCTTATACTGATTCATATCAACTCTTTCTCAGTTGGTCACGCCCCCGATAGTTGACGCTATGCGGGGGTATTTTTATTTTACCGCAATTACCGATAATCTAATGTCATTAGATTGGAGAATCAAATGGGTAAAGGTACTATTTCTTGGTTTAGCAACAGCCCGTATGCTGCTACGGGTTACGGTATGCAGACTGCGCAGGTTTTGAAGCGTATGGTGAAAGACGGTTACGATGTGGCTGTTTTGAGTAACTTTGGGCGTGAGGGTGCTAATGGTGAGGTCACTGTTGGTGGGAAGAAGATTCCTGAGTATGCTCGTGGCGCGGATTTGTATTCGAATGATGTTACTCCGCTGAATCACGCTCATCACCGGTCTAAGCATCCTGACCAAAAAGATTTGCTTATCACTTTGTATGATGTGTGGGTTCTCAAGGGCAACAAGTTTGATGAGTTGCCTATTGCGTCTTGGATTCCTGTTGACCATAAACCAATTCCGCCGTTGGTGTTGGATTGGTTGAAGAAACCTAATGTGACTCCGTTGGCTATGTCGAAGTATGGTCACGAGTTGATGCAGGGTGCGGGTGTGAAGTCTTTTTATGTGCCTCACGCTATTGAGCAGGTGTTTAAGCCTACTGACCGTATTGAGGGTGTGCCGAACCGTAAGTTTATGGGTTTGAGCGAAACTGATTTTGTTGTTGGTATGAACGCTGCTAATAAGGCTTCTGGTTTGGTGCATCGTAAGGCGTTTGCTGAGAACTTGTTGGCGTTTAGCATTTTCGCTAAGGATAAGCCTGATGCGAAACTGTATTTGCATACTGATATGTTTGGGTCTTTTGGTGGCTGGAATTTGACTAACTTGTTGGAGGCTGTTGGGTTGTCCACTGAGCAGGTTGTGTTCGCTGACCAAGTTGCTTACCGTTATGGGTTGCCTCAAACGGCTCTAGCGGGCTTGTACACGGCTATGGATGTGTATTTGGGTGCTTCTTATGGTGAGGGGTTTGGTGTTGGCACTATTGAGGCGCAGGCGTGTGGTACGCCTGTGATTGTGTCTGATTTCGCTGCTTCGCCTGAACTTGTGCGTGATGGTTGGTTGGTTGAGGGGCAGCCGTTGTTTGACCCTGCTCAGTTGGCTTGGTTCTTTGTGCCTAACATTCCTAGTATTGTTTCGGCGTTGGAAAAGGCGTATGAGCGTGGTCGTGGCCGTAGTATTGAGGCTATTGAGGGTATGGCTGAGTATGACGCTGATTTCGTGTATAAGACAAACTGGAAGCCTGTTTTGGTGGAGTTGTTGTGATTCCTGTTGTTGGTTTTGCCACGCTGACTCGGTTTGATTTGGCTGACCGTTTGTTGGCGAGCATTGATTATCCTGTTGAGCATTTGGTTGTGGTGGATAACTCTGGCAAGTGTGAGTGGAATCCTGTCAAACCTGATTTCGTTGTGAATATGTGGGTTATTCGTGTTCCTTTTGGGCTTGGTCTTGTTGGGGCTTGGAATCTGATTGTGAAGTCAACACCGTATGCGCCTTATTGGGTAATGGTGAATGATGATGCTTATTTTGCGCCGGGTTCGTTGGCGAAGATTGAGCAGAATGTGGATACTGATGCGCTGAACTTTTTGGATTGTGAACCTAAGTGGAGTGCGCCTGTGTTTGGTGAGGGAATGATTGCCAAGACGGGTTTGTATGATGAGCGTTTTTACCCTTTGTATTTTGATGATAATGATTTGTCGCGTAGGGTTGAGCATCACGGTGTTCCTGTGAAGTATATTGGGGCTAAAATATTCCACGATAACTCGTCAACGCTGAATAGTGGTTTTCATTCGGTGAATGGTAAGTCGTATGAGGCTAACCAGGCGTTGTATAACGAAAAGGGTTTGGCTAAAGATTATTCGCAAGGTTTTTGGGATTTGGCTGTTAGGAGAGCAAACCGATGGGATTAGTTATTTATACTGGTGGAACTTTTGATTTGTTCCACGCCGGCCACGCTGCGTTTTTGAAGCGGTGTAAGGAAATGGCACAGTATGGCAGGGTTGTTGTTTCGCTGAACACTGACGAGTTTATTGCCGACTATAAAGGCAAGTCACCTGTGATGTCTTTCGCGGAGCGTAAAGCGGTTTTGGAGTCGTGTAAGTATGTTGATGATGTTGTGGCTAATGTGGGCGGTGTTGACAGCCGTATTGCTATCGAAACTGTAAAACCTGACATCATCGTTATCGGGTCTGATTGGGCGCGTAAAAACTATTACGACCAGATGAACTTTACTCAGTCTTGGTTAGATGAACGCGGCATTGTTTTGGCGTATGTGCCTTATACGACTGGTATCTCTAGCACAGAGATAAAGGAGCGTATCAAAGGTTGGTAAACTTGATGTATGGCTTCTACTAATGTTTACTGCACTGTTGCTCAGGTCAAAGACAGCCTAAGACTTTACGATTCTGTTGACGATGGTTTGATTGAGCAGGCGATTGCTGCTGCTACCCGAATGATTGAGGGTTATTGCAGTCGTGTTTTCTACAATATGGGTGCGAGTGACCGTTACTATGCGGCGAGCGACCCTTATTTCTGCCCTATTGACGATGCGATAACGGTGACGGCTGTTCGCACCGCCGTCACCTCTAACGGTAACTATGACACTTTGTGGAACAACCCTACACCGGGCAACCACGATGGTGATTACCAGACTGAACCGTTGAACGCTCAGTGGCCTACTGACGGTATTGTTTCGCCTATCACGGGTATTCGTGCTTTGTGGCGTTACTTGTTCCCTACCATTGGCGGTAATGCTTTGGTGAAGATTAGTGGCACTTGGGGTTGGACTGAAGTTCCTGATGCTGTTATTCAGGCTTGTGTCATTCAGTCGGCTCGCATTTACAAGCGTAATGATTCGCCTGTTGGTGTTATGGGTTTTGGCGATATGGGTATTATTCGTGTTGGTACTCAACTTGACCCTGATGTGAAAATGCTTCTTGAGCCTTACCGCCGTTTGTCATTGGGTGTGTAATGGCTACTGTTAAGGACATTCGCGCTGGTATTGCTAAGAATCTGGCGAACATTAGTGGGTTGCGTGTTACCCCGTATGTGCCTGATAACCCGAACGCTCCTGCCGCGTTTGTTGAGCCTCAGGGTATTAGTTATGATTTGACTTTTCATCGTGGTTTGGATGAGTTCGATTTTGATGTGACGGTGCTGGTGCAGCGTGTCACTTCGGAGCGCACTTCGCAGGATAACCTTGACGCTTACATCGCTTCTTCGGGTGCTAAATCTGTGAAGTCGGCGATAGAATTGGATAGGACACTTGGTGGACTCGTGCAGGATTGCCGAGTGACTAACCTTGCCAGTTATGGTCAGGTTTCATATGGAGATACCACTTACCTCGGTGCTGTTTTTAGCGTCAAGGTTTATTCAAATTAGGAGAAGTAATGGCAAAGTTTGTCGCTACTGACTTCAAGATTAGCCTGAACGGTACTGACTTGTCGCAGTCCATTCACTCCGCTACTCTTGATGTTTCGTCTAACGAAGTCGAGTCCACCACTTTCGGTAACACCTACAAGACTGTTCTTGGCGGTATTATTTCGGGTTCGGTTAAGTTGGACTTTTATCAGGATTACGCCGCTGGTGCAGTTGACGCAACCATTTGGCCTCTAATCAACACCATCGCAACTGTAACCATTGTTCCTACTTCGGCTACTGTTTCGGCAACCAACCCTAAGTACACTGCTACCGTTCTGGTTAACGCTTACCAGCCTGTTAACGCCAACATTGGTGACTTGGCTGGTTTCTCGGTTACTTGGCCAACTTCGGGTACTGTTGTACGCGGAACTGTTTAATAAGGAGTAAAAGTGAAGATTGCCCTACGCCTAACTTTCGCTGATGGAACTACCGCTGAGGTTGTTTGCAATGCCGCCGATTTGGTTGCGTTTGAAAACAACTTTAATGTGAGTGTTTCTTCCCTTGCTGGTGATAACTCTAAGATTGGTCATTTGTTGTGGCTGGCTTGGAAGTCACAGACCCGCACTAAGGCTACCAACCTTGATTTTGAGGTTTGGCTTGACACTGTTGACAATGTTGAGGGTAGTGAGTCCAGCCCAAAATAAAGGGTTTGGGTGATTCTTCGGCTCACTGGTTAATCGCTATGATTGCTTGTGAAACGGGTATCAGCCCACGGGAACTGCTTGTACTTGATGAGCGTATGTTGTTTACGCTTCAAAAGTATGTGGAGTTTGAGATGCGCAACAGGTCTTTTATGTAATGTTGCTTCTTAGGAGAACCCCCCAGAAATGGGGGGTTTTTCGCGTTGATAGACTTGTTTTATGACTTCCAGAATTCCCCCTGCCGGGGCTATGAGTATCACGGATTACCGTGATTTGATTAGGGAATTAAAGAAGTTGGATTTTATTAAGGCTATGCGTAAGAACATTCGTAATGATGCTAAGCCTTTGATGAAAGAGATACAAAATAAGATTCCTACTTCTGCGCCGTTGGGGAATATGTCACCGCAGGTGAATAAGATTGGTCGTTTGGCGTGGAGTCGTGGTATTCCTGCTAAAAAGGTTACTTTTGCTGCCGCTGCGCCAGGGTACAAGAAGAAAACTACTGCTTTGATTAAGTTGGTTGTTCCGTCTGCTATGACAGTAGTGACCGATATGGCCGGTAAGTCGGGTAAGTATGTGAACTCGCGCCCTTTGATTAAGGGTTTTGGTTCTAGCGCGATGATGGTTGAGCGTGGTAAGTATAAGGGGCAGATGGGTTATCGGTACACCTACCGTGATGGTCGTATTAGTGGTCGTATTCACCGCACTAATAATCAGGGTCGGCGTATGATTGAGAATTTGTCTGCGCGTTCGGGTTCGGCTTCGCGTTATGTTTGGCGTGGTGGCGCGGCCGGGTTGGAGCAGACTCGCACTAAGTTGCGTATGACTTTAAATAGTTATGTCAATATTGTTAATAAGAATTTGAGGTCATAATGGCTGGCAGTATTATTATGCCGCTTCTTACCGCGTTTAACGGTAAGGGCGTAGAAGATGCTAAAAAGTCTTTGGAAAGTTTGCAAGGCAAAATCAAAGACATTACTAAATCAGCCGCTAAGGGGCTAGGTTCTGCACTTGTTGGTGCTAAGGCTTTTGATTTTGTGCAAAATTCTGTTTCGGCGGCGGCTGATTTACAGCAGGCACAGTCGGGTGTCAAAACCATTTTTGGCAATATGACTTCTCAAGTTCAGGACTTTATTAAAGCATCTGAGTCTATGGGTATGACTAATGCTGAGTCTGCTAAGGCTGTTACCTTTTTAGGTTCGGTGTTTAAGCAGACTGGTATGCCTATGCAGGATGTTATTGGGCATACGGAAACTATGGTCAAGTTGGGTGCTGACTTGGCTGCGACTTATGGTTATTCGGTTCAAGAAGCGTTGACTGCTATGACGGCTACTTTCCGTGGAGAGTATGACCCGATTGAGAAGTTCGGTGTTGCTATGAAGCAGCAGCAGGTGAACGCTGAGTTGGCGGCTCGTGGTTTAAAGGGTTTGCAGGGTTCGGCGTTAATTGCGGCGCAGCAGCAGATTCGTTATGAAATGATTTTGCAGCGTACTACTGATGCTCAGGGTGCGTTTGGCCGTCAGTCGGGTAACTTGGCTGTGCAAATGACTGTTTTGAAAGCAGTTTGGACTGATATGCAGGCTAGTTTGGGTGAGAAGTTGTTGCCTGCATTATCTGCTTTGACGGTGAAGATGCAGCCTATGATTGCTCAACTTGCACCGCATTTTGCTCAAATGTTTGATTTGATTGCTCAGGCTATTACTGATTTAGCCCCGTATGTGCCTTTGATTGTTCAGTCGTTTGTGAAATTGTTTGATGTTTTGCACGGTTTGTCTGTAGCGGCTTTCCCGTATGTAAAGTTTATGGTTGAGTATTTGATTACGCATACTCAGGGTGTGGTCACTTTTGTTGCGGCGTTTTATGCCATTAAAAAGTTGCAACCTGTTTTGACTGGCCTTACTAAAGCAGTCAAATTGCTTAAGTATGAATATGATTTTGCTATGTTGGTGGCTGCCGAAGCCCGGGGCGTAAAAACCGTAGAAGAATTATCTGTTGGTATTAAAACGGCTACTGCTGCGCAGGCGGCTTTCAATGTTACGGCTAAGGCTAACCCGTGGATATTGGCTGCTACCGTTATTGCGGCTGCTGTTGCTTTGGCTACTGATTCGATTAATAAGGCCAACGCCGCTTCTGAGTCTTTAAATAATAAGAAAGAGCAAGCCCCTGTTAATGTGCAGAATGATGCGTTCTATGCCGGGTTAAAAGCGCGTGAGGAATATCTCAAAACTCATCCTATTACGGGTGATTTGGAAGCCGACCAGATGCGAACTCAGGTTGCTCAGGCTCGTGCGCTTGCGGCTCAGAGTGAGTATTTCCAAACTTATTGGAATGGTCTAAAGCAGATTTCGCGTTTTAATACTGCGTGGGAGGGTCGTTATCCTAACGGTGCTATGTATGAAGCGTTGTATGGTAAAAAAGCAACTTTTCAGACTAACGGTACTACTGCACCTACCGCTGCTGTGGAAACTTGGTTTAGCAAGTTAGGTGAGTCGGTTGCTAACGCTTCGGCCAAACTTAAGTTGGAAAAACTTAATCTTCCTACGAAGATGATTGATTCGATTTTGTCTGCTTCGGATTGGAAAACTGCTTCCGCTAAAATCCTAAAAATGACTCGTGGCGAGTTGAGCAAGTTGGTTGGTGAGTGGTCTAAGACTACTGAGGGTCAAGAGGCTTCTGTTGCTGCGCTTACTGCTCGTATTGATTACGCGAAGCAGGTTTACAAGCAGGTCGCTGACGCTATTATGTCTTACGGTAATGTCACTTCGGCTTCTAGTGAGCAAATGACGCAATCGTATTCGAAGATGATTAATGGTGTTGAGGTCACGGTCAGTAAAACTATTAACACTATGACGAGTAGTGGTGTTGTTAGCCATTATCAGGACATTGTTGCTAAAACTAAGCAGTTTTATCAGGATTTGTTGGCGTTGAAGAACGCTGGTTTGAATCAGGGTTTGTTTGGTCAGATTGTGTCCGCTGGTGTTGAGCAGGGTGGTGCTACTGCTTCTGCTATTTTGGCGGGTGGCCAGGCTAACATTGATTCGCTGAATGGTATGTTTGCTGATTTGAATACTACTTCTCAGCAACTTGGTGATTTGTCTGCTTCTGTGATGCAGGATACGGGTAGCCAGATTTCGTCTGCATTTATTGATGGTTTGTCCTCTAATGAAACGGCGTTAAAGGCTAAGGCTAAGTATTTGGCTACTGTGTTTACTAATGCGTTTAAGGGTGGTTTGGGTGTTGATGTAAGTGGTATTACTGATTCGGCTTCGACTACCGGCAATAAGGGTGGCACTACTAATACTCATAATGGTTCTACTTATGTGTTGAATATTAATGCTGGTATGGGTACTGATGGTGCTGATTTGGGTAAGCAGATTGTTGGCTACATTAAGAGGTATGAGCGTAACAATGGTGCGGTTTGGATTTCGGCTAGACGATGAGCGTTAAAGTTGAAATTGGTTTTAGTGCCACCGCGCCTAGTGGCTTGTTTACTCTTGATGACCCTGTAAAGGGTGTTCTTGATTCGGTTTATGTTCTTGATGGTGTTACTTGGACTGAGGTAACTCAGTTTGCTACGCATATTTCTTTGAACCGTGGTAAGAGCCGTGAGTTGGATAGGTTTGAGGCTGCTTCTCTGACTGTTGACTTTAACAACAAGGGTAGGGAATTCGACCCGACTTATGTTCTATCACCGTATTATGGTCAGATTGTTCCTCGTAAACCTGTCAGGTATTCAGTTGATGGTTACATTGAGTTTGTTGGTGTGATTGACGATTGGAATTTGAGTTACAAGATTGATGGCGATTCGTCTGCTTCTTTGACTGCTTATGACGGGTTTACTTCTTTTACTGGCCAGGTTCTGACTCCGCAAACTTATTCGTCACAGTTGTCGGGTGACAGAATTAAAACGATTTTGACTGACCCCAATGTGAACTGGGGTTTGACTCGTACTCGCATTGATGATGGCACTCATTTGTTGCAAGGTGACACGGTTGTTTCGGGTCAGGATGTTTTGGCTTACATAAACAACATTGAAAACAGCGAGTTCGGTTTGTTCTTTATTGACCGTCAGGGTAATGCTGTTTGGAAACAAGCGTATGCGTTTCTTGATACAAGTTCTGCTCCTATTTTCAGTGATAATGGCACTGGTATTGGGTATGACGATGTAAGTGTTATTTATGGTTCTGAGTTGCTTTACAACCAAGCCATTTTAACTCGCGCCGGTGGCTCTGCCGTATTTACTGGTAATGAGTATGTTTCGCAAGGAACTTATGGTATTCGCACTTTGACCATTGATGGTTTGCTAAACAATTCTGACAGTGATGTCGAAAACCTTGCTGCTTTTTATGTGAACAACTATAAAGACCCTGAGTATCGTTTTGAGTGGTTGCAGTTCCCTTTGCATAGTATGTCACCCGCCAATAGGGGTGTTATGTTGGCTACCGACATTGGTGATTTTGTGCAAATCATTTTTACCCCAAATAGAATTGGGGATAGCATTTCACTTTATGCTCAAGTTATTGGTGTGGAACATACCGCCGATTTTAATGGTGAGCATTTGGTGACATTAAAATTCCAAAAGTTTAATAACGCTTGGTTTACTTTGGATGACCCCGTTTTTGGCAAGTTAGACTTTAATAATAGGTTAGGTTTTTAAGGATTATTATGGCTGGTTTGGGTTACAAGAAATTTACCGCTGGCAGTATTGTTAGTGCTTCTGATGTGCAGGGTTATTTGGCTGACCAGGCCGTTCAGGTTTATGCTTCTGCTGCTGCTCGTACTTCTGCTTTAGGTTCGGCTGTATCTGCCGGTATGGTTTCTTACCGTGCTGACGGAACTGTTACTGAGTATTACAACGGTTCTTCGTGGGTTGCTTTGCTTGATACCAGCGACTATGTTGTGAACCCGTCTTACTATGCTCTAAATGGAGATAGAAGCCTTAGCACTGGTACTGCTGTTCAGTCTTTGTATGGTGTTGGTTTTACTTTGGCCGCTAATACTACTTATGAGTTTGAATTACTTGCTGATTTGGCTTGGACTTCGGTGGGCGCAAATGGTGTATCTATTTTGCTTAATTTGGGTGCTTCTGTAAACGCTATTACTGCTAGTGCTACCAGTGCTTACAACACTTCTCAGGGTCAGATGAACGCTGCCTATTCTGCTTGGCAGACGGGTACTTCTACCATTTCTTTGACCCCTATTTTGTCTGCCGCTTCTGGTACAACTATTTATGCTCCTGTGATTGTTAAGGGTCTTGTGCGTGTTGGTAGTTCTACCACCATCACTCCGCAGGTATCTCAATCTTCTGCTTCCAGCACTTTTACACTTAAAACTGGGTCGTATATGAAGTTCAATCCGATTGGTTCTAACATTGTTACTACGATTGGCGCGTTTGCATAATGACTGAGGATAACATTCCTGCTTGGGCGATTGAGATTATCAAACAGGTCGAACGCCTAAACGAGAAGATACCTAATCATATTGATTGGGTGGAACGCAATATGAAAGACCACGAGCAGAGGCTTCGTAACTTGGAGCAGTTCCGTTGGTTGTTGTTGGGTTTGGCTATTGCTTCGGGTGGTATTGCTACTGGTTTTGCGAAAGTGATGGGTTGGTAAATGGCTGATTCGTTGAATCTTGATGTTGAGGCTGGGGCTACTTGGAACGCCTATTCGTTTCAGTATTTGGATGATGATGGTGTGACACCGATTGATTTGACTACTTGGACTGGTAAGGTTCAGGTGCGTGAAACCCCTACTTCGGCTTCTTATGTTTTTCAGGTGACACCTACTCTTGATGCTGCTGGTAATGTGTCGTTCGAGTTTACGGCCACTCAGACCGCTTTGCTGACTAACTATCAGTATGTTTGGGCGTGTGAGTTGTATGCATCTAATGGTGATGTTGTGCGTTTGATTGAGGGCAAGATTTTTGTTTCGCCTGAGGTGGTGCGCTAATGCCTGTTGTAAAGATTGTTAAGCAAGCCCCGCAGGTTGTTGATGTTTATGTGCGCCGTGGTGAAACTGGTGCTAAGGGTGATACTGGTGCGGCTGCCACTATTGCTGTTGGTTCTGTAACAACTGGTACTGCCGGTTCTTCTGCTGTTGTAACTAATGTTGGCACTTCTGGTTCAGCGGTTTTTAATTTCACTATTCCCCGGGGCGATAAAGGCGATAAGGGCGACAAAGGTGATACTGGTGCGACTGGTGCTGGTGGAACTCTCGGTTATTACGCAAACTTTTATGATACGACCACGCAAACTAATGCTGGTACTGCGGTAGCAAATCTCGTTACCATTAATTCAAATGCTGGTTCTAGCGGTGTCAGTGTTGTTGCTGGTTCTAAAGTTACTTTTGCAAACGCCGGCACTTATCTCGTAAACTTTTTGGGTCAGTTTGTTACTACTGGTGGCGGCAGTGATTACAAAGTAACTGTTTGGTATGCGCTGAACGGTTCGAATGTTGCCAATGGTTCGTTTGTATTTACTACTTCTGGTGTAAACAATCAGGTTTTGGCAAATGTTGAAGATGCTATTACGGTTTCTGCTGGTGATTACATTCAGTTTTACTGGCAGTCAAATAACACTTATATGCAGTTGCAGTATGTTGCTGCGGCTTCTAACCCTACCCGACCTGCTTCACCGTCAGTGAATCTTAATGTTGCCCAGGTAATGTACACGCAACTTGGGCCGGCGGGTTCGAGTGGTGTTGTTAGTGTTGTTTCGCCTATTACTAATAGTGGTTCTGCTGGTTCTGCTGTTTTGGGTTTGAATCAGAGTGCTTTGAGTATTACTGCGGGTCAGGTTTCGGGTACTGCTGTTACTTGTGCTGATTCGGCAACAGTTACTAACACTATGTTGGCTAACTCATCTGTGACTGTGAATGGTTCTGCGGTTGCTTTGGGTGGTTCGGCTACGGTTACTGCTGTGCCTAGTGGTTCTGCTGGCGGTGATTTGACTGGTAGTTATCCTAATCCGACTTTGGGTGCTATTGGTACGGCTGGTACTTATACTAAGGTTACGACTGATGCTAAGGGTCGTGTGACTGCCGGTGCTGTTTTGTCGGCTACGGATGTTCCAACTATTTTGGCTACTCAAGTTTCAGGTACGGCTATTACTCGTGCCGACTCGGCAACAGTTACGAATACTATGCTTGCCGGTTCGATTGCTAACGCAAAACTATTGAACTCGTCTGTAACAGTCAATGGCAGTGCAGTTGCTTTGGGTGGAACTACAACTATTACTGCTGCTCCTACGGCTCACGCTTCTACTCACGGTGCTGCTGGTAGCGACCCTATAACTCTTACAGAGGCTCAAGTCAACTGGGCTGCTATTTCGACTTGGGCTAGTGCTACTGCTTATGGTGCTGGTGACTTGACACAGTATCAGGGTGTCGCTTATCGCCGTAAAACTGCTGGCACTTCGGGTTCTACTTTTGACTCGTCAATGTGGAATCAGGTTTCCCCTGATTTTAGTACGGCATTGTTGACTGCCTTGGATTCGACTACGGACAAACATTTTACTAGCCCACGCCGTTTGACTACTGCTTCTCTTACCCCGACTTCGGGAACTGTGTATCTCAGTTTCTTTACCGCAGTGTACGCAACACCTGTAAATTATTTGCAACTTGTTGTGGGCGGAACGGCGTTCTCGGGCGGTAACGCAAAAGCGCGTCTTGGTTTGTATACTTGGGATGGAACAACGGGAACTCTCGTTGCTTCAACACCGCTAAATAGCATTTCTGCTGGATTCTTTGGCACGATTAATACCATTACTAAGGGTCAAACTTCGGCCACTTACACGCTTGTGCCAGGCCAGCGTTATGCTATTGCGTTCATTTCCCAAACCACCGCAGGTACTTTGCAGTCAAACGCTGCCCCAGGCTCTGGTTTCTATATGCAAACTACACCGTATATTGCGGCTACTACGCCGGGTTCATCTAGCGATTTGCCTGCTACTTTCACTAGCCCGACTGCTACTTCGACTTCACTTCTTGGCATTTGCAGTACAACATAAGGAGCATAATGACCCCGCAAGATGCTATCAAAAAACTATCCGCATACATTCCTATCCATAACCGTAAGAAGTATCCGTGGCTTGGCACTCCAGCCCGTATCAAGGGTCTTTATGACTGCGCTGCCGCTGTTTCGTGGGTGTTTGGTCTAAACCCTGAGATTGTTTCGTGTGGTGTTTGGGAACAGCATTTCAAAGACCGTAAAACTTGGCACACCAATGGTATTCCTGTTGCGGGCGATTTGGTGATTTTCGATTGGAAAACTGGTTTGGGTATGGGCAAGAACCAAAACCACGACCACATTGGTATTGTGATTTCCGCTGACGCTAAGGGTGTAACTTATGTGTCTGCTGATGCTACTCGCCCTACGCCGGGTTATGTGACTAAGGCTTGGCAGCCATACAAGTTTGTTACTGGTTATGGCCGCCCTAACTATGGAGGTAAGTAATGAACAAGGCTATGTTGGCTTCGTATGGTCGTAGTTTTTTGGCTACGGTTTTGGGTGCAGTGTTTGCGATTGGTAAGTTGCCATTTGATTTCACTGCGGGCGATTGGCGTGCTGTGGCCAACGCTATCTGGATTGCTGTGATTCCTGTGGCTATCCGTTACCTAAACCCTAACGATACTTCGTTTGGTAAAAACTGATACACTTATATTGTTTTTGGGAACGCAACCCCTCACCTAGTTTGGTGGGGGGTTTCGTTTTACCGTTTGCGGTTGAGCATTTGCCGGCGTTCAAGTGGAGTTAGTCCAGCCCAAACACCAAACGGAGCGTTTTCTAATAGCGTGTATTCGGTGCATCTAAGTAGCACGGGGCAGCGTTCGCAAATGGTTTTGGCGATACGGATTTGCAGCGTGTTCATTTCCATATCTTGACCGTCTGGGAAGAACAGGTCAGGGTTTTCAGCACATTCTGTTCCACCGTTTTCGTGGATTTCTGCCATCAAACTTGCGGCTACTTGATTTAAATGTCGCTGGTTGGTCATAGAATGACTTTACTGTTTATGAAAGGTAAATACAAATGGCACAGTTTTTGGGTTCTTTCGAGTCGAATACCCCTGAATGGTTGGAGTTGCGTAAAGGGAAGTTGGGTGGTTCGCAGGTCGGGGCTGTTTTGGGTTTGAACCCGTGGGAGTCGGCTGTCACTTGCTGGTATAAAGTTACGGGTCAGATTAGTTCTGACATTCCTGTTTCCGAGGCGATGATGATTGGTACTGAGTTGGAGGAGTCTATGTTTAGGATTTTCGCCAACAAGCACCCTGAGTGGAATTGCGATTACCAGCCGGGTACTTATGCTCACGATAAGTATGCACAATTTATCGCTAACCCTGACATTATTGTTACCGACCCGTACAACAACCAAATGGGTGTTGTCGATTTGAAGTATTCTTCATCTTTTTGGGATGATGCCCCACCTCCGCATTATGTTGCCCAAGTGAATTGGTATATGTGGATTATGGGGTTAGATTTTGCTATGGTTGCCGGTTTGATTGGTGGCCGTTGGCGTGAATTCCGTATCGAGCGTAATGATTTTGCTATTGATTCGATGGTGGATAAAGCATTGGAATTTTGGGGTAATGTGGAGTCTTTGACTCGCCCTGAGTGGGATGGCAGCGAGTCCACTTATGAAACTATGCGCCAGGTGAATGGCGATGTTGAGGATACTGGTGTTGAGTTGGGTGATTTGGGGGCTAGGTTGATTGACGCTTTGTCAGTTCATAAGGAGTCTGAACTTGTTTTGACTCAAGTAAAGTCTGAGATTTTGGGTGTTATGGGTGATGCTAAGAATGGTTTGCTAAACGGTAGCCGTATCTGCTATCGTCAAAAAGCAAGCAACGGAAAACCGTTCTTGAAGATTAGTTAGAAAGGTTGATTATGAAGATTGAATTTGTTTTGTGGTTGGCGGACATTTTTTTGTTGGGGGCTTTGGTTATGACGATTATTCGTTTGGAATCGCACCGTTCGATGATGTTGCGTGCTTTGCGTGACTTGGACAAGGTGTTGTTGACTCAACTAGAGTTCAACCAAGAGGTTGTGGCTCACCTAACTGTTTTGACCAAGGAGAAGAAGAATGGCTAACTTTAATCTGAATGATTATCAGACTGTTCAGGAGCGCATTGATTTGTTTTGGGTGCGTTTCCCTAATGGCAGGTTTAACACTGAGATTGTGTCGTTTACGCCTGAGCAGGTTTTGGTTAAGGCTGAGGTTTGGACTGATTGGGCGGAGGATGCACCTCGCGCAGTTGATTACGCTGAGGAGCGTTTATCTCAGACTGGTGTAAACCGCACATCTTTTGTTGAAAACGCAATTACCTCGGCCTTGGGAAGATGCATCTCGCAGTTGGGGGGTAACTTGTCACCTAAGGGGCATAAGCCTAGCCGTGAGGAGATGGAAAAGGTTGCTCGCGCTGAACAGGCTGAGTTTCTGGTTTGGGCTGACGAGTTCGTAGCAAACAAGGATTTGACTGGTTTGCGTGGTTTGTATGGCAAGGCTCAGGCTAAGGGTATGCCGGTCGAGGTGCTGAAAGGTATTGAGGCTCGTGCAAATGGACTCAGCAAGCCTGCGGATTCTCAAAAGTAGTTTAGTTGAGTTGATTGAGGCGCATAGGGAGGCTGTTGCTTTTGGGCAGCAGAACTATGCGTCTTTACTTTTGACTCACATTAAGGAAAGGAACGAACGGTATGTCAGGGGAGATTTCTTCATCCCAAGTGATTACGGAACTGATGAGGATTCGTCAGGAAATGAGCAAGGGGGCTGAGGCACTTTACCAGGCTGAGGTGAAACTTGCTGAGGCCGAAAACGAGGCGGAACTGACCCTACAACGCGGTTACATCAACGCGACTGGCACGAATACGGATAGGGTCGCTATAAGCCGTTACGAGGCTGCTGAGGCTCGTTTTCAGGCTGATTTGCGTAAGGCTGAGGTAAACCGCATCAAAACTAAGTTGAAGCATTTGGAGTTGGCTCAAATGAGTTTCCAAAGCATTGGTAGGCAGTTGGAGTTGGAGGCCAAGATTGGTTAGTTTTCAGACTCCTGAAGATACGGTAAATCACCCGCAACATTACAATCAGTTTCGGGTCGAGGTCATTGACATTACTGAGAACCTGAGTTTTTGTCTGGGTAATGTTGTGAAATATGTTTGCCGTGCCGAGTTCAAAGGAACGCAACTGCAAGACCTGAAAAAAGCACAATGGTATTTAAACCGTGAGATAGAGAGGTTGGAGCGTGACTCCTAAACAGTTTCTAAAGTTCCGTCAGCGTGACTTTAATCGTTGCCCGCATTGTGGCGAGGATGAAACGCTTGTGCCACATCACCGCCTAAACCGAGGTATGGGTGGGAGCAAAGAGCGTGACAAGCCGAGTAACATTTTGACTTTCTGTGCAAGAGCAAACGACTTGATGGAATCGAACGCTTGGTTCGCTATGGAAGCCCGGGATATGGGTTGGAAGTTGGAATCAGGCCAGATACCGGCCGAAACAGCGTTCTTTGACGCTTGTGATGGTTTCTGGTATTTGTTGGATGATGAGTTCAACAGGATTCGACAAGGATAACCATTGGATACTAAGAATCATAAACCTGTTGTTTATTATCTTTGTCAATTTGGTTATTGGGATGCAGTCAAAATTGGAACGACAATAAACTTGCCTAAACGGTTTCGTAAATATCAAACTCAAAAACCAAATATTGAATGGCATATTTTGGCTATTGAGGAAAGTGATGACAATGCTTTTCATCTAGAGGGGATTCGGCAAAACCAATTTATAAAATCAAGAATATCTGGAGAATGGTTTTGGAATACTCCAGATTTATCTGCGCACATTTCATCGTTACCTGATTTAGTAGAAAAGTATTTATTATGAGTGTCGAAGCAATAGCAATAGTTTTAAACCATTCAAAAGCCAAAGGTTCTGCCAAAGTAATTTTGATTGGAATTGCAAATCATTTAAATCCCGATAATGATGGGGCGTGGCCTAGCCAGGCGAAACTTGCAAACTACGCAAATATAACTGACCGTGCTGTCCGAACAGCGATTGATGAATTGGTAAAACTGGGTGAGTTGCGTTATGAAGTTGGAACAGGTCGCTCATATAACCAATATAAGCCAAACCGTTATTGGCTAACTTTGTCTTGCCCGCCTGAATGTGATGGCTCTGCCAATCATAAAATCAGGGAGGAAGTTTCTAACAACAGGGTGGAAGTTTTTGACAGCCAGGGTGGAAGTTTTTTACAATCAGGGTGGAAGCAGACTTCCTACGAACCATTAATAGAACCTAAAGAAGAACCGTTAATAAACCTTTCTCCTCAAAACAAGTTTGAGGGGAGAAGCGTTCAGGATTTGTTCGATGAATGGTATTCGCATTATCCTCGCAAGACTGGGAAGCAGGATGCTTACCGCCAGTTCGTTAAGGCTCTGAAACTGGTTGGGTTTGAGAAATTGTTGGCCGGTGTTATTCGGTTCGCTAATGACCCTAACCAGCACCCCAAAGTTCTATCGTCAAAAATCAAGCACCCTGCTACCTGGTTGAGTAAGGGCTGTTGGGATGATGAACCGTTGCCCGTTGCCAATTACACTCGTGAGGAGTCTTTGTTGATTCAGGCGGAACGCAATAAGCGGGTTCGTGATACTTCGCGTGAGGCCACTCAGGAGTTGTTAGTGGAGATGGAGGAGCGTAAACGCAAAGCGACTCCACCGCCTCAGTGCAAGCACGGCAAGTCTGTTATCACTTGTCGGGAGTGTTTGTTTGAAAACCGTTAGTCTTAGTTTGTGCGTGAGTATTGTATTCGTTGTGGGTTGCGGCTTGAACCGCGCCGCCCTAAGAACGAACAGTTCTGTCAGTCGTGCCGCGCTAAACCTGCTAAGACGGTGAAGTGGGGTGACGATGTTTGTATTCCGTGGCGAGGCGATTTCGATGATGCCGATAACCCTGTGAGGTTTGGTGTCGCTTATTTGCCGGGTCTGCGTGTTTGTAATCATCGTGATTGTGTTAACCCGACTCATATAGTAGATTGATTTTGTTAGTTATCTAAGGAGAAAATAAATGGCTTTTGTTACTGTTCGTAATGTGAATGTTGTTTCCACGAACTCTAAGGGGTTCACTGTTGTTGAGTCTTACACTCGTAATGGTGAGGAGCAGAAAACTTATTACAAGGTTTGGACTGATGAGGTTGTGCCTGAGGGTTCGTTGAACATTTCGGGTATTTTGTCGGTTCGTGTTTCTGAGTATGAGGGTAAGACTCGTTCGGAGATTCACATTAATAAGCCGCGTATTGAGGTTGCTGACGCACCGGCATTTGCTACACCTCAGGTTTCGAGTGCTGCTTGGGGCAACCCTGCTCCTGCGTCTATTGAGGATGCACCGTTTTAGAGTTCATTGTTCACGATACCCCCCGCCCTCAAGGTAGTAAGCGGGGGTTTTATCGTAACGGTAGGGTTATTTTGGTTGAGGCTTCCACTAGGCTTCCGCAGTGGCGTAACGCCGTTGTGGAGGCTTGTAGGGAGGCTATTGGGGTTTCGGGTTGGGTGACGGCTACGGGGGCTTGTAGGGTCGAGGTGGAGTTCTTTTTTGTGCGGGCTAAAAGCAACAAGAATGAGTTGCCTATTGGGATGCCCGACATTGACAAGGTATGCCGTAGTGTTTTGGATTCTTTGACTATGGCCGGTGTTTGGGTGGATGATTCGCAGTGTGTGGATTTGGTTGCGTCTAAACGGTGGGGTAGTGAAGCGGGCGCGAAGATAACGGTTTCGTTGCTTTAGTCTTTTGTGTTGCGTTTTGGTTGCTTTTCAGGTATGTTGATTACTGAAAGGGGTCAAAATGAAAGAAACCATAGACCAAGTTGTTGCAAACGCTGAAAAGTTGGGTCGTTACAGACTCGCTCTAGACATCATCAAGTTCGTAAGCGATGAAGTTGACCGTGCCGAATCGCAGGGTGAAGCACCGAACTACAAGCACATTGTTGAGCGTGTTTTGGAGATGCTCTAATGTTGTGGGTTATCGGGGCGGTTGTGTTGGCTGTCGCCGGTTTGCTGGCGTTCTTTTTTAGGTTGATGTTTTTGATTGTGATGTTTGGGGCAGGTGAATCTGATGAGTAATGTTGTTTATCCTGGTGAACACGTGCGTGAAAACTATCGTGCGCAAGGCCGCAGGCAAGAACAGGAACGCATTATCAAACTGCTCGAATCAATTGAATCAGATGAACTAGATTCTCCTTGTGTACACGCAACTTTTGATGCGCCTCTATATCGTTGCGATACTTGCGAAGTTGTTCTGCCATTGAATGAGTTGCTTGCGCTTATCAAGGGAGAAAACAAGTGAGTGGGCAATCTTTTACATTTCGACGCTGCAACTATTGCTATGCACTTACCGATGCGCGTGATTGGGATGACCACATTGAATGGCACGACCGCCTATTCGCGCTCATCAAGGGAGAAAACAAGTGAGTGATAAGAACTATACGGTTCCCAAAAGCAAACTGGGATGGTTTATTTATGACTGGCGTGAGTGGGGTTTTTGGCTTGCTTGGTCAATGTTCACTGACCCCGATAATTGGAAGCCAATTCCTTTTGAGCCAGAGGAAGAAAACGAGTGAAGTCTAATTACGGCGAATTCGCCACAATTGGAATCCTTGACACTGAAACCGTGGAATCTTCGACAAGGGAAAACAAATGACTTGTAGTTCTGAAAACTGCGACCTACCAGTCAAAAACTTTGGTCAATGCAAAAACCACTATATGCAGTGGTACAGGGCGCAACAAGGTGACTGCACTTTTGATGGGTGTAGCAAAAAGGCTCGTAGCCGTGGCCGTTGCAAAGAACATTATGAGGCTCGTAACGGTTTCTACGGTGACAGTCTTTACCTCGATACCCCGGAGGCTAAAGAAGATTTTTGGTTGTTTGTAAAAAAGGAGTTAGGCATTGAATCGTAGTCAAAAAGAATCGTGTTTGTTTTGCGACCAGAAACCTCACGCACGGAATTTGTGTGACGCTCATTACCAGGCGTTGCGCCGTAGCGGTAACTTTGAGCCACGCAAAGTAAAGCAACCGTGCCAGTTATGTCCTATTGTGGCTGTCGCTAAGGGTTATTGCTCAATGCACTATATGCAGTTGCGTTCTAAGTCGCGTTTTGATAGTGTCTAGGTAGGAGGAAAAATGAAAAAGGTTAAAGCCCCTACATTGACGGAAGCACAAGAGTATTGGTTGTTGCTTGACCGTGAACGGTATAGCCGTGACCGTGAGGTATTTGTTCCCCAGGTAGAACCGCAAATCCGTGTTGTGTCGAAGCCGTGTACAAGGCAGCATATTGGTAAGAAAGCGTTTGAGGTGTATGGTCGGTTGATGTTTGATGCTGGTCGTTATGCTGCTGGTGCGCGTGATAAGTCGGCTGTTGATGCTTATGCGGAGATGTTGAGGCGTGATGATGCGTCTTAGTTATTTGGTGTGGCAGCAGTATTGTCGTGTGTTTGATTTGTTTGGTTGGGAGGCGGCTGAGGAATGGTTGAGGAATCAATGAGTGAGCCGATGTTGTATGGGGAAATGGTGCAAGAACTTGCCCGTGTCCGCGCCGAGTATGAGCAGTTTATTATTGACCGTGAGCGTGAACGCATCATTAGTTTGCTGAACGAACACGCGCCTATTTGGAATTTTGATGGTGTTGATTGCCTTGATGAGTGCCGTCACTATGATTGGTTGGCGCATTTTATTTCATTCATTGAGGGGGAAAACAAGTGACTTGTAAAAAGCATCAGTTTATTTGGGAGAAGAACGACAAGATGGGTTGCCCTGTTTGTCACGGTATGAAGTTGGAGCGCAAACGCATCATCAAACTGGTTAAGGGTTCTATTCGTGAGTGTGAATGTGGGAGCGTGGGTATGGTTTATTGCCGCCATAACTGGACTCAAATTGATTTGATTGCGCTTATCAAGGGAGAAAACAATGCAGATTAGCGTTAGCGAACTAGAGGAAGTCCGTAACACTTATGCCGACCTCGGGCGCAAACTTGAGCGTGATTCAATCAAGTCCACAGTTGCTAAGTTTTGCACTTGTGAAGATAGAAAGATTCCTTATTGCACTTGTGAAGTGGGAGTAAGGGAACTGCTAAGGGTGCTTATCAAGGGAGAAAACAAATGAAACACATTATCGCAACAAGCATCGCACTAGCCGTAGCATTATCAACAACAGGTTGCTCTACTGACGCTCAAATAGCGGCAGACAACCTATCCAAATCAGCAGACAACTTCCAAATCAACCGCAGAGTCGTGTTTTTCAACGGCATCACTGACAAGTATTTGTTGGAGATTCAGGGTTTGTGTTCGGTTGAGTCTGCTGGTTCGGCTCTTGACGGCGCATTACAGGTAACTTGTAAGACTGGTAAAAACACTTACAAGAAACATTATTTGGGGTTGTCCGATAATGTGTCTTATTTTGTTGAGCAGATTGATTCAGCGAATGTGAGTGCGTACCATTATCAGGTTGTCTTTAAGCCTGAGCAGATTGTCCCAGATATTCAGTTGAGGGTTTCTAAATGAGTAAGTGTCTAAAAGATTTTTTGGCTGTGACTGGCGAGAACTATAAGGTGTTTCACGGTTCGAATCTTGATGTGTTGCCGTTTATGGCGGATAACTCGGTTGATTCGATTGTGACTGACCCTCCTTATGAACTTGGGTTTATGGGTAAGTCGTGGGATAGTTCGGGTATCGCTTATTCGATTGAGTTGTGGCGTGAGTGTTTGCGGGTGTTGAAACCGGGTGGGCATTTACTAGCGTTTGGTGGTAGCCGGACTTGGCATCGTCTAGCGGTTGCGATTGAGGATTCTGGTTTTGAGGTTCGGGATTCGATTGCTTGGTTGTATGGGTCGGGTTTCCCGAAGTCGCATAACATTAGCATTGCTATTGATAAACAGGCTGGTGCTATGGGGCATCGTGGTCAGCGTTTTGAAAACTCTGGTTTACGCCGTCAGGGTCAAGATGTTCCAAACCCTGCTGGTATAGAAGAACACGAAACTATTACTGCTGAGGCTGAGAAGTGGGTTGGTTGGGGTACTGCGTTGAAACCTGCGTTTGAACCTGTTGTGGTGGCTCGTAAACCTTTTGCCAAAGGCAACACGGTTGCTGCGAATGTGTTGGAGTGGGGTGTTGGTGGGTTGAACATTGACGCAAGCAGGATTAGTGCGGCTGATAGTTTCGGCGGTGGTGCTAAGGGTTCTAGCGGTTTCGCGGCTAACTATGGTGGCGAGGGTTGGGTTGCTGGTAGTGATTTGGGTCGTTGGCCTGCGAACATTATTCTGGATGAGTTTACGGCTGAACTACTAGACGAACAAAGCGGAACTACTACAAGTGGTGCGGCTGGCAAAAAGGCTTCTAGTGGTTTCCCTGGCGGTGGTTATGACGGTGATTATTCTGTGCCGTATGGTGACACGGGTGGGGCTTCAAGGTTCTTTTATGTATCCAAAACTAATAAGCGTGACCGTAACGAAGGGCTAGACGGGCTACCACAAGTGCGAGCAAGTGCTATGGGCTATGAGCGTGGCTTAGGCGATGCTGGCGAGGGAATGTTCAAAGACCGCAACCCTCAGAAACAAAACTTTCACCCAACAGTCAAACCAACAGATTTGATGCGTTACCTAATCAAACTCGTAACCCCTGCCGGTGGTGTTGTCCTCGACCCTTTCACTGGGTCAGGAAGCACAGGCAAAGCGGCACTCCTTGACGGTTACCAATTCATCGGTATCGAGTTGACGGAAGATTACCTGCCGATTATCGAGGGTCGTTTGCGTTGGGCTAATGAACAGAATAAGGAAACACTTTTCGATGAGTAGAATGAAAGACCTTTTCACTATGGGGTTCACAAACGACACACTAAACCTTGTTGGCGAAGCAATCACCCTGCTCCGCAGTAACCTTGTATGGAGTCAAGACTTCGAAGAAGTGAAACCGATTCTTATTCAGGTTTTGGCTCAATACAACGAAACATCAATCTTGTTAGCGAAAATCTTGTTGGAGGAATAATGCTCGAAGATTTGGTTATACCTGTGAAACGGTTTCCGTGCGCTGTGAGAACACTCACCGAAACCCTTGATGCTAAGGATGCACAGATTTTTATTGATGCTGTGAACAATCTGGATTGGAAACCAAAAACTTTGTCCACGGCTCTCCGCAATAAGGGTGTAGTCATTAGTGATGATTCAATTGCCCGTCACCGCAAAGGCAACTGCTCGTGCTAGAGGGTTTAACACCTGCACCACGGGTTGACGCACCTAAAGGGTGGAGTCCAGCAATCACTTTTGACGGGTTTAACGGTGAGGCAGTAACCCCCGGCACAACTAATAAACCTGATTTTGATGAGTATTTGCGTGAAGCAGGTTACGACCCCGAAACTGTCGAGGTCGTGGGGAATGTGCGCACGAGTCGGTGGCAACGGTATGACGGCGAATGGTTGACTTCGTATCGGTTCAACTTCACGACTCGCAACCCTGAGGTTGATTTGCCGTTGCTGTGGAAAACCGCTAAAAAACAAATCCCTAAACCACGGGTTATCGAATCCGATAAAAGTTTGGTTGTGTTGCTGGCTGATTTTCAGATTGGTAAAACTGATGAACGCGGTGGAACACCTGAACTGATTTCCCGCGTGTTTGCCATTTATGAGCGTTTGGAAGCGAAGTTTCGGTCGGGTAAGTATGCTGAGATTGTTTTGGTTGATGTGGGTGACATTGTTGAGGGGTTCAGTAACACTGCCGATATGAATCAGGCGGTGACGAATGATTTGTCTTTGATGCAGCAGGTTGATGTTGCCGTGTCGTTAGTGTGGGATTTGGTGAAACGCGCCTCAAAGTTTGCTCCTGTGAAGTATGTTTCGGTTGCATCGAATCATTGTCAGTTTCGGTTGAATAAACAGCGTGTGGGTAAGGTTGGGCAGGATGATTGGGGTGTGATGATTGCTCAACAGGTTCACCGTCTTGGTAAGGAAACAGGGGTTTCGGTTGAGGTGTTGATTCCGCAACCTCAGGATGAGTCTTTGGCGTTGAGCGTGCAAGGACACATTTTGGGTGTTGTTCACGGGCATCAAGCGAACCGCCCTGAGGGTATTCCTGACTGGTGGAGGAAACAAGCATTTGGTAATCAACCTGTCGGGAATTCTGAACTGTTGGTGACAGGTCATTTTCATCATTTGCGGGTTCAGGAACTTGGCGATAACGGTAATGGGGGTTCACGGTTTTGGGTGCAAGCCCCGACTATGGATGCTGGTTCGGGTTGGTATCGTTTGACTTCGGGTGAGGATTCGAAGCCGGGTGTGGCGTGTTTTGAGTTGCAGGAGAGTGTTCCGTTTACTGGAACGGTTTGGAAACTATAAAAATGGAAACTAAATTTGTTGTAATGTTCAGTGGCGGCATTGGTTCATATATGACCGCTAAACGCATTATCGAAAAAGTTGGCGCAGAAAATGTAACGCTGCTTTTCAGCGATGTTAAGGGCAATAACCCTAATCCTCATATTGGCGAAGATGAAGATACTTATAGATTCATTGATGAAGCCGCAGCCTTGCTTGGCGCAAAACTGGTAAAGGTCGTTGATGGCCGCGATATCTGGCAAGTATTTAGGGATAAAAAGTTTTTGGGCAATAGCCGTCTTGCACCGTGTTCACACGAACTAAAACAAAAGCCCGCTAAACAATGGATTCACGATAACACCGACCCTGAAAATACGATTATTGCTGTGGGTATTGACTGGACTGAAACTCACCGTATGGAGGCTGTGGCTCGCGGTTATGCACCGTGGAAAGTTGCTGCACCTTTGACGGTTGCTCCGTTTATGACCAAACAGGAAATGATTGAGGATGCGGAAAAATCTGGTTTGACTGCGCCTCGCCTTTACAAGTTTGGGTTCAAACACAATAACTGCGGTGGTGGTTGTGTTCGTGCTGGCCAATCCCAGTTCAAGTTGTTGTTGGACTCTATGCCGGAACGCTTTGCCGAATGGGAAAAACAAGAAGAAAAGATGCAAGACTTTTTGGGTTCTGAGGTAACTATTTTGAAGCGTCAAAGTCGCGGTCAGACTGTTCCATTGAGTTTGCGTGAGTTGCGTGAAATGTCTGAAAATCAACCATCATTGATTGATATGGATGATATTGGTATTGCCTGTAATTGCACTTCTTCTTGGAGTGCTGGAAGTGAAATTTTGCACGATGCCTAAGTATGAGTTTAGGTGCGAGAGTTGTGCTAAAACACAATTTGTTGTGCAACCTATAAACGAAAATTTGATAACTCCTGAATGTTGCCAAAATTTGATGAAACGCATTTACTTCGCCCCTCCAGTCACTTTTAAAGGTTCTGGTTTTTATAGGACAGATAAATGAGGCGTTTCGCTATTCCGTGTGTTGAGTGCGGTGAGTTGACTAAGAATGATGGCACTCGTTGTTCGACTCATAAACGCCAGTTTGAGCAGCAGGCGGAGTTGCGCCGTGCTTTGGTGAAGAAGTTGACTGGCCAGTATTCGGGTGATTATCGTAAACGGGCGAAATTGGTTCGGGATACTGCTGTTGAGTGTCATTTGTGTGGGCGTGGGGCGTTGCCTAATGACCCGTGGGAAGCCGACCATCTTGACCCGGCTGACCCTAGTAGTGAGTTGTTGGCGGCGCACCGTAGTTGCAACCAGCGCAGAGGTAACAAATCGTTGTAAAGTTTTAGGTAAGCCTTATTACCCCAATTGGTAGAGGGAGCAGCCTCAAAATCTGTAGAGTGTTGGTTCGAGTCCAACATAAGGCACAAATTTCGGTCAGCCAAATTTCGGTCAGATTTCGGTCAGATTTCGGTCAGGAATTTCGGTTGGGAATTTCGGTCAAATTTCGGTCAGCCAAATTTCGGTCAGATTGATACCTTATATACGCGCGCGCGCCCACGCGCCTGCCCGCTCGCCTGCCCGCCCGCGCACACGCGCCCGCGCGAATAGCATACCCGCGCCGCTTTGTCAAGCGAATTAGCAAAGAACTTATTTAGGTAAACCTAACAAAGTAGTTGGCGGGAAAACTTGACTTTCTGGCGGGGGTTGTGCCTATGCTGTTATTACCCGCTAGGGAAGCGGAGCGAAAGGACAAACCGAATGTACAACGGATTCGAAAGCCAAGACGCGTTTCACAACGCTATGGCGGAAGCGTGGACAAACCCCGCAAGCGGTTATCAACAGTATCTAACCCGCGAATTTCAGAATGACGAAAAAATTGCGGCTGGTAGGGGTTGGCAGCGTGTTAACGGCCTTTGGCGAATGTTGCCTAATCACAATCAAATCGCGGGCGATATCTTGGGCGGTAGCGGCGATTAGCCGTTATCTAATTGTTATCTAAAACGATTTGACAAACTAAATACACTCTGGCAAGATAGCAACAAGCCCGCGGGAACGGGCTACGAAAGGAAAAAATGTCAAATACTAAAAATCACCTTTACGACACGGTGGAACAACTAGGCGAATACCTAGAGAGCATTAACGCGCACTACGCCCGAACGATGTTTGAGTACGCCACGATTGGGGCAACCTCGCCTTACACTGAGCAAGAACTCGAATTGGCGTACCGCGTAGGCGTTTCACTCCTTTACGCTGTTTCTAGCGCGCGCCGCGGTAACGCTGTGCCAGAGTTCGCAGAGGTTTATAACACCCTTGGCGATTACGCCGCCGCGATTGCCGCCACCCCGCCAAGTCAGGAACGCTACTAATGAAATTCGTTCTAATCGTTGCGGCACTGATTTTCTGGCCGTATGTTGTCGCCGCGTTGCTTATCCGCTACTTGTTTAAACACCTTGGTTAGCCGTTATCAAACTGTTATCTAAATCGATTTGACAAACTGCCCCGCATAGGGCAGACTGAAAACAAGTCCACGGGAATGGACTTAGAAAGGTAAAAAAATGAACTCCATTTTTATTAGTACAAAACGCTGGTTTGACAAGGTGAACGGCAATTCGTATTTCGCCGCCCGCGTGTATGTTGACGGTGTTGAGGTTGCCCGCCTACCGTTTCAATACGGTTATGAACGCGCAGACGAATATGCGGCGGTTGTCGAACTTACCGCGCTTGGATTGACTGCCGCGGGTAATGTTGGTTTGGACACTGTTGCCAGAAACGCGGGCGCAGTTTTGTATCGTGCGCCTATTGCCTATTTCACGAAAGCGGAAGTTAAGCGTTGGGGGGCTGAAAATGCCTAAAGCAACAGTGACTATTGTTCTGGAATACGATTTAGCAAACCTTGTTTACGCCTACGGCGAGGAACTAGCCGCCCGCGATTTCCGCGAGGTTGTTGAGGAAATGACGGCGGAAGATTTGCGAACATACATCCGCGAGTGCAACCTAAACGAGTACGCGCTAGTAAATATCGACATTGAGGAAGATAACTGATGAACACTTTGGCAGATTTCAAGCGTTACTTGGCTACGCCTAACGCGCGGGTAAGAATGATTAGTTTTCACGGGCAAACGCCTAACCCCGCTTTAGCCGAATGGCGAACAGTAGCCAAATTGCAGACTAACGCGGTTGCTTTCGCCACCGCCAACAATTCGGGCAAGTCTTGGCTAGAATTTGGCAAGGCAAGCGGCTGGACTTTTGACGGCAACACGGTTTCAATCGGCGGTTTGGTTTATGAGATTGGGGCGGAAAATGCCTAATTACACTTTGCGCCGTATCGTTCTAGCCGTTGGTTTGTTGCTGGTTGGTTGGTTTGCTGTTTGGTTGGCGGGCGCGGCTGTTGAGGGTTTGGCGCGGGCTTGGGAAGCCCCGCCGCCGTATTGCCTAGACTTGGGTAAGGATTCGGCGCAGTATCTTGCCACGGGTAACGAGTACAAGTGCAATTACCCGCAAAGCGGCGATTTGTCAAGTAAATAAATAGTTTATTTAGTTAGGTTAGCCTTACTAACTTGTTGCTGTTTTGATTTGACAAGTTGGCGAATGTCTGGCAGTCTGTTATTAACCCCGCTAGGGAAAGCGGGCAAAAGAAAGGGTTACAAAATGAAACGCCTAACGCCACTTGAAGAAGCATTAAAGGCCGTAGAGATTGAAGCGCAAAATCAATCTCAGGAATACGCTCGCAAGGTGCTGCACCAAGCGCAAATTCGTATCGGGGTAGCATTGATTAAACTTGATGCGCCAGACGAAATTTTGCGCGAAATGGTGAAAACGATTAACGCCCTGATTGTCGAACACGGGTTAGACATTCTCTAGCCGTTATCTAAATCGATTTGACAAACTGCCGCAAGTGTGGAAAACTGTTATCAAGCCCGCGGGAACGGGCTACGAAAGGAAAAACAAAATGTTGATTTGCCCAAAGTGTGAAACCAATTTTCACTACAACGACACAACGGAGATTTACGAAGCCGCAAACAAGTTTTACGAACACGGACTAACCGTTCACCGCCCCGCCGATTTGCCAGTAACAGAGTATTTCAGCGTTGGCAAGAGCGAAGCCGCCGCCGCTTGGTGGACTAACGCCCGCGCCATTGATGATGTAAAGCCTGTTTTGTCTTGGAATTCTAACGATTGGGATAACCGTTACATTGCCGCGGATAAGCGCGAGAGTTTTGAAAAAGCGTTTGCTAGGGAGCAGGAAGCCGCCGCCGCCGCCGCCACCCGTGTCGAACTGTTGTTCGAAAAAAAGAATTTGTTTGATAACGGGGCAGACCTTGATTTTGCGGCTTGGCAGAACGCCACCTATAGGGAAGCGGAACGCGCCCGCAAGGCCGTCGCCTATAACCCTGATAAGGACACGCTTGAAGCCGCCGCGCAGGAACTAGCCGCCGCGTACCGCCTGGGCGAGTCTGAGAACAAAAGCAACCGCAACCGCGGACACGAATTCAACCTTTACGCGCGCCACCGTCTGGAGCGTTTGGCAGCGGGAACGGGGCAGGATTTCGCCAAGGTGCTGGAGTTGGCGGAACTGCTGTCGTATCAATGGCAGTATGTCGCTTCAACCAAGACTTTCAAGCGTGTAGTTAGGTAAACCTAAGTAAGTTGCCCCCGCTAGGATTTGACTTTCTAGCGGGGGTATGCTTTGCTTGATTTATCGGCAGGGAAGCCGACAAACGAAAGGACAAACAAAATGACAACCTACATCACCGCCGCTCGCAAGGAAGCAACCTACGCACGCGAACTAATCCGCCAACTACTAGCCGCAACAGACCCCGCCGAAAAGGAAGCAATCGCCAACGAACTGCAAGCGTCAGTGATTCAAGTGGCAAGTTATATGGGCGCGCCTAGTTACAAGTAGCCACCCCAAGCAAGCCCCCGCCTAACAAGCGGGGGTTTCTTTTTGCCTAAGCCAATCCCTACAAACCCTATAGGGATAATAGGAAAAAAACAAAACAGATAAACCCTATCGGAATACTAGGGAATGAATCCCTACAAACCTAGTAGGGAATAACTGCCAATCCCTATCAGTCCACTAGGGAAAGCCTGCCCGCCCGTACACGCCACGACACGGCGCAACCCCTGCCAACCCCTGCCGCCCTGCAATCGGCACGCCTAGCAGTCACCTAGCCCCGCACGGCCCGCACTGGAAACAGCAACAGCCACCCCGCCACCCCAACCCAACAACCCAAAAACACGCTGTGCGCCCCGTACACGCCACGAACTCCCCGCCTAAGGTGATTACACCTAACCCCACACACAAACTCCGCCACACCCCCGCCAAAGCCCGCATAACCCTATGCCACCCCACCCCAAACACCCCTAGGGGGGGTCATTTCTCCCCAGCCGTACACCCTCGATAC